GTAGTACCAGAACTTGCCATTATAATAAATCCTTGTAGTAATTATTTTTAGTTAAAACCACACCACCTGTATTAAATTTTTTTCCTCCAGATGTATTTCTAATTTCTTCTCTTATTTGTCTTAAACCTTCACTAATAGCAGACTGTTCACTCATATCTATTCGTAAGTCATCTACTATTGCATTAAATCTTTTTTGATTTGCTGGACTTGCATTTTTATAATATTTTTTTGCGTAATCGTAAGCCATTAAACTATACCTCTATAATAATCTGCCATACCACCCATGTTTGCTTTAGCAATTGTTTTTACATTAGTTGGTTTAGGTCCACTATTACCTGCAGATCTTTTTCTTGCAACAGCACTCTTCTTCTGAGAGTCTGTCATCCTTGCAGCTTTTGCAGCAGGGACACATTTTGGATATTTTCTTTTTGAACTACTTGCAGATTTTCTTCCACATTCTTTGTATCCTCCACCTTTTTTCTTTGAGCCTATATCAACCCATTTTTCATTAAACCATTTTTTAAGGCCACCTTCTTTCATGCCACCGGCAGGAACACAATTAGGAACCATACGGTTACCTTTTTTCTTCATGCCTTTTTGGACATAACCTTGCCAACAAGTACCTCTACTCGACATCTATCATGTCTCCGTAGTAAGCAACTAAACTTTCATTAGATGCAGGTTCTCCGTTTATATCGCTTTTCATATAAGAACCAATATAAGTACCTTTATTTGCTTTAATTGATTCTAATGTTTGTGCTTGTTTTTTATGTAATGCAGATGCTTTATGTAAACCTTTTACAACTTTTTTAATTTTTATTTCTGCACCCTTACTAGCTTTTTTAGGTCCCCAATCTTTTCTTTTTACTCCTGAAGGATCTTTTGCTTTACCCGCACAAATCTTACTAGCATATGCGTTAGCATATGCGCTGGGATAAACTTTAAATTTTCTTTTTGCGGCCGCTTTGCCTCTAGCACATAGTTTTGTCATAGTGTCTAAGCCTTTTTCTGTTGTACAATCGTTTTGATTGTATCACTTTTGGTCTAAACAGTAAACGTCCTAGCGAGAGGATTTTTTTTATTGGATTTTTTAACTTGAGACTTCTTTTTTTCTTTATTTTTCTTTTTTGGGTCACCTAATTTACCATCTATTTGTTTAGATATTTGTGATCTTCCTATTACCATTATATTATATCCTTTGCTTTACCTATTATTGGTTTATACTTAGTTTTTCCTTCTTGTCTATAGGCAAGTAAAAATTGTTCACGTCTTCCTTCTGGAATCCAACTACAATGTATCCATCCTGAATTGGGTTCGCCAGGCGTGTAGTACTCGAGGATCAACTGATCTGTTTGAAGGTTCTTTTTAATCCAATCAGCTACCTCAGCATTATCAACTCCAATACATTCGAAATCACAGGCCTCAGCTTTTGCATGCTGGCTGTTACGACTGGATCCTATAGCAAGACATAAATCTTCGCTACGGAATCCGCTAGTTACTTTAACTCTTCCAAAATGGTCTCGTACCGGTTGCAATATATTTTCACATAAAGCTTTTAATTTTTCTATTTGTCCTGAGTTAGGATTATTGTTAATACCTTTACGTATCGCTGTATCTGACTTAATTAATTCTTGTAAACTAAAATTTCGTGTTAATTCCATAATTACTCCAATATTAATTTTTTAATTGATTTTGATCCGTCTACGTTCGACTCGAGCTCGGCCATCGATTTTATACATTGATAAATAACATTATTATTTTTATTTGATCTCATTGCAACCCGCTTCCCTTTCAAGCACATTGACATTGAGGGTTTACCTGATTCAGGATCAATTTGAATTCTGTGTTCTTTGATCTCTCCATTAACAATCATAAGTAGGGCTACAATCAACTCCATTAATGAGCTCCATTTCCGTTAGCTCTGACCTTATCTTTTAAATCTTCAATATCAGCAAGTGCTTTGTCTAATTGATCTCTTAAAAATTCAATATTAACTTTGTTTGTCATATTCATTTCTTGAGTCTCTTCCATTTTTTCGACAGACTTATATAAATCCTCAATTAAAAAATGTTGCTCCTGATCGGTCGGGACCTGCTCGGATTTTTTGAGCAAATCATTTTCAAACAACTCACGTGATGTCTCTAACGATACCAACCTCGCAGTCAGCTCCGTATAAGCGAACACGCCCATTGCAACGAGCACGATCAGTGAGGCTACGGTTTTCATCGGCATCTGCACACGTGCCTCTTCTCCGATGTTGAGTGGTTTATTGGACATTAGGACCTCCGAAGAGAGCTAAGAGAACTAACATAATTATAAGCAATGCTGTAAATCTGTAATCCATCTTAGCGCACTCCATAAAATACCTAAAAATTATTTGATGATTATTACTGCAATTAAAACTGCAACCACAAGACATTCAACCTTGTGATCTGACCAGTAATGCATAACTTTACTTTTGATTTTATCTATCATATTTATCTCCCTTGTTTTTTCTTTTTACATTTACATCTTGGTGCAAACAACTTATCTAACCAAGAAGTTGCGTTATCGATTATACCACAAAATTTATATATAAAAGAATCAATCATTGTTCTTATAAAAACTCCTAATATTAATAAAAAAAATAATAGCCAAAGTATAACATAGACAATAGAATCTAGAAATAACCAGTATGCTTTTTCTAGCACTTCCAACGTCTTCTTGCCGCACATATTCTTTTATCTGGCGTTTTACTGCAATTGACGTTATGCATTCTCATTTGTCCTGCACTTCTAGCACAATAAGACTTTCTTCGTTTTGAAGCTTTACTTCCTTTTTTGACTTTTCCTGTAACTGCTGTTTTTAGTTTAGATCCAGGGTTAAGTTTTCTATAAGCCTTAACACCGGCCGTAGTCATTCCTGCGCCTGATTTAGTACTACGATAGTTTTTCTTATTACGAGCAGGCATACCGCCTTTCGCAAAAGATTCTATCTCTAATCCTAAATCAGCGTAGTAATCCATCTTACGTAAATGTAATTGTTACTCCAGCAGTTCCTGCAATAGTTGCATGAACACCTTCTACAAATAAAATTCCAGAACCTGGTACATATTCAGACAGTCCTTCAGTTCCAAATAAATATGTAGCAACAACATCTCCTGTCGCTCCACCTGTTCTTAAAATAATAGAACCACTTGCGTTTCCTTTACCTTGAATAGATGTAACTCTAGCTCTTCTAGTTGTAGGAACCATTTGTGCAGTACCTGTAGCATGTGCTACCGACTGATCTGATGTGAAACTTCCTCCACCCATAATTTTCTCCTTTAGTTGTGGCTCCCGAAGGAGCCACTAGTTTATTATTAAGCTATTGTTACGCCTCTATCAGCAATTAAAACCCAACCGATAGTACTATTCCAAACTAAAGTAGCTGCTTCAGCCACTGCATCAAAAGCTAATGTTGTTCCACTAGCGAAAGTAGTTGGAGTAACAGTTGCAGTTCCACCACCGTCAACAACCATGTGAATGATTTTAATTTGACCTGAAGTAGTTCCGTCAGCTAAAGTTACTGCCGCAGCCCCACCAGCTGTAGTAAGTTCTGTTACTAAATTAGTAAGATCAATTGCACCTGCTCCTGATAGTGATTGAACACCACCAGTAATAGTTGATCCGTAAGTAGCGCCTACTGTAATTGCACCTGTTGTTGCGTTTTTAGTTACTGATTCAAAACCATTTTCCGATCGGACTGGTCCTGAGAATGTAGTATTTGCCATAATATTTTCTCCTGTATAGCGTTAAATTTTGTAGTCTCTATACCGTCTGCCTAGCCAGTCTACAAAACTAATTTAATTTCTAGGTCTTTTTATTATACATAAAAAAAGGGGCGATGTGAACACCGCCCCTTTTAGATGACCTTATGGTCTAATAGTTTGACTATTAACTAGTTGGTAGATTTCCATTACCAAAGACACATCTTGGATCTGAGAATCCAAAAGAGTATCTTTCTCTAGCTTTAAATCTAACGTTTCCTGTATCGAAATCACCTTCCATAGCAGTTTTAATTGGACTTCTAATGAAGTGTTTAAAACCGTTAGGTGCATCAGTAATAAGGAAATATGAATCCGTGTCAGCTAAGAAATTATTAATTCTGTAGCCTTCTGGAACCATACCCATATTAGCGATTGCGTTGATATCGTTATCAGCAGTTCCCGTTCTTTGAGGAGACTTCATGATTCTCTCAGCAGTAAATTGTAATTCTTTTGGAATTATCATTTTTCTACCTTGAGTCGCAATTTTTAATCCTCTTTCATCTACAAAAGATGAAATATCGATTAACGACTGCTCAAGTGAAGTTTCGTTAAGATCGGCAGCAGTAGCTAATACGTTTGAGAACGTACCACCTGTTGCTAACGGGTGACTTGCGTTAATTAGTGAAACGCCATCTCCACCGTTAAATCCAGATGTCTTCTGTGCATTGTTTAACACAGACGCTGCTTTAACTTGCTTCGTGTTCGACATAGATCTTGCAAGAGCTCTTGTGTATCTTGCAGCTAATCTGTCGTACAGGTTGTCTTCGATCGCTTCCTCAGTAATAGAGAATGCTAAAGCGATTGTTTCGTGTGAGTATCTTGCTGTGAAAGTTTCACCTGCTTGATCAAACACTACTCC